GATTAACAGGTTCACTTGCAATGCCTGATCCAACCGTAGTACAACTTGGAGTTGCAACGGATAACACAACAGGTTCTGCCGTTTTAACCCCACAAGATATGTTTGATGTTTTAACACAAACGTTAACCAACTCGGGTAGTATAGGAAATTTATTAACCGGAGCTTCCACTGTGCAAACGGTAGGGGCTACCATATCATCATTTAAAGTGTAATTATGCCGAATAGATGGCCTATATCATCAGGTAATTGGAGTAACGCTGCCATATGGAATGGCGGGTTAGGTGTACCTACTGCATCTGATGATATATTTACTAATAGTCAATCCATTTATATTGATACAGATATAACTGTACTAACATTACGTAATGCAGCATCTGCATCCGCAATTTTAGCATCAGGTAGTTTTTATTTGAATAATGGTGTAACGGTTAATTTATCTGCGGCTAACGCATTTTTAGCAACTGTTGCTCCACTAATAATCATATCCGGATCTAATTCGGCTAGAATAAATGGTAATAATACTGGTACTGGTACAACAAAAGCACCTATTATACAAGTGACAGGTTCAGCAACTCTAACAATGAGTGGAAGTTTTGTCGGTGGTAGCGGTGGTGGTAATATACAACATGCATCATCAGGAAGTTTGATTTTAACGGGTAGTTATACCCCAACCGGTGCGGGTCTCAGTGCACATCTTATAACAATGACTGGGAATGGATCTTTATATGTAACTGGTTCAATATCCGGTGCTCAAGGTACTAGTTATGGAATCTTTAAAACTGCAGGAAGTGGTAGTATATACGTCATAGGAAGTGTCCTCTCGAGTGGTAATGGTCCGTGCATCATTAAACAAAGCTTTGGGGACATTGATATTATCGGCAACGTATTTGCCAACTATAACATAATTACAAATTCAGCTGGTGGTAGTATACGAGTTACTGGAGATGTACGGGGAGGTGGATCATTTTTTAATGGAATCTCCAACACCGGAGCAAATGTATTAATGACAATTACAGGTAGCGTTATAGGTGCAGGCGGTACTGCATATGGTATAAGCAACACTGGCCTTAACAGCACAATTATTATATCAGGAAGTGTATTAGGCGGAACGAGTACAGCTGCTGGAATATCTTTAGCAACAAATGCATCAACATTAATCGTAACAGGAAGTGTAATTGGTTCAACAACAGCTGGTGCTATAATTAATTCTGTAGCATCAACTATTGATATTACGGGTAGTGTTGCTAGTGGTATTGGGGGCTCTGGAGTAACAACATCTGGTACTGGTATATTAAGAATTATAGGACCAATTTCATCCAGCATAGCATTCCCGGGAATCCAATCAACATCAACAGGTCAAGTATTTTTAACAGGCCCATTCTTAAACGTCAATAATCGTAACGCAGTATTTGCCCCGAATATACAACTTATATCAGGTTCAACTACAACATGGACCTTTGACACAGAAACAAACCTAGAACAAAGAACCCTATACACACAAAATTGGCCAGGTAATTTTCCATCTTCCTCAAACGTAAGACAAGGAACTGTATTTGGAGATACCGCCCAATTTACAGGAACAGTAGCAATACCTTCTACCGGTTCTGTACTTAAAGGAGTACCTGTAGACAATACAACAGGTTCTGCTTCATTTACAACACAAAATGTGTGGAGCACACCAACAAGCAGTTTAACTGCTTCAAATAGTTTAGGAGCACGTTTACGCAATACAGCAACAGTTGCATCAGACGGAATATTAATTGCATTAACAGGAAGTTTATAATATGCCAGTAAGATTTGCAGTAACAAGTAGCGCATGGAGTAGTGGATCTACTTGGGATAATGGTGCTGTACCCATTGCAGGAGATGATGTGTATGCAAATGGATATAACATAACTATTGATCAAAATATTAATATAGTACGTATCACTAATCAAGCAAGCCCTGTACGAGTTCCTAACATTGCAACCCCTGCAATGACTTCAGATACAACACCTGCAGGTACAGGCATAGTATTTTCTGGTGGTGCTGGAGGTAATGCCCCAGCATGGCGAGCATTTGACCAAACTGATAGTTTATTTTGGCAATCAAATGTATCAAATACTGGAATTATAGGTTATCAATTTACAATTGGAAAAATCATAAAACAATATGCATTTCAAGCTTGGAGTGCTAATGCTTTTAACCCAACAGCATGGACCTTCCAGGGAAGTAATGATGGTGTTTCATATACTACATTAGAAACAGTAACTGGATTTATACCAGTCGCTAATACATGGTATGTTAGAAACATTTCATCAAACACAACATCATATACTTATTATAGGATGAACATAACAGCGGTTTCAGCAGCCGGAAGTGCACCTGTTATTCGAGAACTTCAAATGACTGAAAGTACAGGAAGTGTATATGGTGCTATTGGTAGCGGTAGTTTTATTTCTGGAGGAGACATACAAATTTCAGCCTCAGCACAATATGGTATTGAATCTAGTGGAGGAACAACTCCTCCAGGTTTAGCTTGTTTTGTTATAACAGGCTCTCATTTTGTAGGTATTACTGGAAGTATATTAGGTCCTAATGCAGGTTTTTCAATGAATAGACACGGAGTATTAATCACAAATGGAGGGACTGCTAGTATTATTGGAGATGTATTTGGAGCCAACGCCGGTGGGGGGTCTAGTGGGGTTTTCGGTTTATATGTGTTAACAGGAAGTGCATTTATTACTGGGAGTTTAAGAACTATAAATAATGGTGGGAACACAGCAGGGTCTCCTTTAAGAATAAATAATGGTACTGCTTCTATATCTGGTACACTTATAAGTACATCACAAAATGCTCCAATATTTATGGGAGCTGGTAATGCCCAAGTTAATTTTAATGGAAATGTTATAATAACGGGCACAAGCAATGGAAATATGCAAGTAGGAATAGAATCAGGCCAAATAGGAACTTTAAATTATAATGGGCCAGTTATTGGAAATAATAATGCAGGTATTGGTGTAGGCGGTGCAGCGACTGTTAACGTAACGGGAAGTGTTTCAACAATCGGTGCAGCTGCAGGTATTTCTTCAACAGTAGCCAGTACGATAAACGTTAATGGACCAATTACAGCAAATAACAGCGCCCCAGGCCTATCATCAACCTCAACTGCAGCAACAGTACGTGTTACAGGACCATTAATTGCCTCTCAAAATAACATCAACCCAATATTTTCACCTAAAATACAACTTATATCAACTTCAACACCAACATATACTTTACAATCAGATACATTCTTAAGAAATGTAACATTTTATGATGTTGCATTTACTTCAAGTTTACCCGCTCAAACCAATGTACGAAGTGGAAGTTTATATGGTGGGTCAAACCAATTTTCTGGTTCAATGGTAGTACCTTCAACAGGTTCTGTTCGTTACGGAGTACCCGTGGATAATGTAACAGGTTCTGCTATATTGACACCACAAGACATTTTAGATTATGCAGTATCAAGTTTAACAGGTTCCAATTCAATTGGAGCTCGTTTACAAAATATAGCAACAACGCAAACTACAGCAGCAACTATTGCTGCCTTTAAAGGAAAATAATATGCCAAATAGATGGCCTATAGCAAGTGGTAATTGGAGTGATGCTGCAATATGGAGCGGTAGCATAATACCTACGGCTTCAGATGATGTATATGCAAACAACAAAATAGTAACCCTTGACCAAGATATCAATGTGTTACGTTTATCTACAGTAAATATTGCTGGAGTTTCAGCAAGTGGATATTTTATTGCATCTGATGGAATTTCAATAAAAGCTAATATATTTGGAAGCGCATTATCTATAACAACCTATCCTGTATCACCATTAATTTTATTACAAGGGGTAACTGCAGTTAATCCAACCTTACTGTTGACAGGAAGTATGAATGCAAGTTTAACTGGAAGTATAACACAGGGTGCAAGTGGATGTATTGCCATAGTACATATGGGTACAGGTACATTAAATATTTCTGGTTCTACAATCGATGCAACCTCAGTAGCTGGAGGAACCTATAATAATGGGCAAATTTTAATATATACTGGCAGTGTTAATATAATAGGTAATGTTACAAATACATCAACTACAGGCGCCCCGGGAATATGGAATTGGTATGGCCGTTTAAATGTAGTTGGTAACCTCCAGGCTAGAATTAACGGATCATCGACCCAAATTTTTAGTTGCTGCATATATAATCAATATGGTACAGTTAATGTAACTGGTAACATAACAGCAACTTCCATAAATCAAGGTGCTTATAGTGCTCACGGAATTGATAACTTGGCAGGAGTTGTTAATGTTGTAGGTAATCTAAATTCTAGTGCCAGTAATTCTCCATGTATTGCTAATTCTAGTAACCTAGGCGTAATAAACCATACAGGTATAGTAGCAGCAGGAACAACAGCTGCAGCATTATCAAATGGTGCTACTGGAGGTGTAATATCATGCATTGGGCAGGTCAATGCATCTACAACATCAGGAGCATATTTTTCTTCCGGTACTACAGCAACCAACATATTCTCCGGACCGCTAATCAACTCAGGTTCACGTAATGCAATATATTGTTATAACGTACGATTATATGATGATGTAACAACTCGTTACACAATTGGAGTATCTGGGTCTGCTAATACAATTACTTTATATTCACCCGATCAAGTTACCGGAGTACCTTCCGGCTCCGATGTTAGAGTAGGCGTAATTTATGGTCCCGGAAATGAATTAACAGGTTCAATGGCGGTACCACATCCAAATTCTGTTTCCTATGGTGTAGCAGTAGACAATACAACAGGATCTGCATTAGTTAAACCAGAAGACTTATGGAACATGGCAATTACTTCCCTGACAGCATCAAACTCAATAGGACAACGATTGTCTAATGCATCAACTTCTGCATCAATTGCAGCAATAGTAAATGCATTTACGGTTTGAAATACAATATAATTTTCATATAATAAAACAAAAGAAGGAACAAAGTTATGACTCGTAAACTGGACAAAGAACATTTAGACGAAATACAAACTCTACAAGAGGCATTTGCCCGCAATGCAAACATTCTTGGAAACATTGCCGTAGAAACTTATGCAACGAAACAACAAGTTGCACAACTAGATGCAGAACAGGAAAAATACCTGGAAGAATTTGAACGATTAAGATCCCAAGAATCTGCATTGATTGAAAAAATGCGAGAACGATATGGCGAAGGGCAAATCAATATTGCAGATGGCACATTTACTCCTGATAGCGGTTTGCCCCAATAACGGCATATTTATATAAAAAAATCATAGGAGTATTATAATGGCAGAAAGAATAGTTTCTCCAGGAGTATTTACGAACGAAATAGATCAATCGTTTTTACCCGGAGCAATTGCACAAATTGGAGCAGCTGTAGTAGGACCAACAGTAAAAGGACCTGCATACACCCCAATTCAAATTACAAGCATCGGAGATTACCAAAGTTATTTTGGTGGGTTTACTGATGATTCATATGTACCAGTAGCAGTAAATGAATATTTACGAGCAGGTAACGTAATTACGGTAACACGTTTAATGTATGAAGATGGTTATTCATTAACTAACGGAGCATTAGCAATCGTTGCACAATCGGGTTCGCAAAAATATGTAACTCATGTATTACATCCAACAGTTCCTGTTAGTGCAACAACATACGGATTAGCTGATTCAGTATTAAATACAAGTACAAATGGTACGTTTGAATTGAAATTATCTGGATCATATACCGCACAAACAATTCCGGGCTTTACGGCATTTTCATATACAAAAGGCGCATCAATTTCAGCATCAATTGTATTATCTGATTCAAATTATGTTGCAACAATATTTGGTAAATCACCAAAAGGACAACAATATCCAGTATATGTTCAATATGAAAATCCATATACCGCAACATTGTTTCCAAATTTGGCAGCAGTATCAATGTCATTGGAAACAATATCAACATATGCATTTGCACAAGATTATCAAGCAGCCGCAACACCATGGATAACATCTCAAAAAATTGGTTCAGTTGCAACTAACTTGTTTAAGCTTTATGCATTGTCTCATGGTAATTCAACTAATTATGAATTGAAAGTTGGTATTGCTAATATTAAATCATCTACAGAAGTAACTGATCCGGATGGATATGCTCGTTTTGATGTTGTAGTTCGCAGAGTTGATACAACAAACATAACAAATCCAGTAACAGGCCCAGTAACTGATTCTGATTTGAATACAACAAATTCTCAAGTAATTACATTTACCAATTGTTGTTTGAATCCAGATTCAGCTGATTATATTGTTAAAAAAATTGGTGATAGATATCAAACAATTGATGACAACAATGTAATTTCAATATTTGGTGATTATGCAAATACTAATCCATATGTTAGAATAGAAGTAGATGCAGCAGTTACGGGTAAATCAATTGATAAAACATTGTTCCCGTTTGGATTTCGTGCATTGAGTTCGCCAATACCAATGGTATCAAGCAGTGTTAATATTCCGGCAGCAACATACAAGACAGATCAAACAACGGGCGGTTCATTTAGTCCATTTGTTTATCATGGATTTGATTTTACAGCGGCTCCGAACATGAATTATTTAGCTCCGATTCCAACAACCGGATTTACGACTGCTAGCAATTCAGATTTCTATCTAGGAGATGTATTGCAATCAGCTAATTACAATTATCCAACAGCAGCAACTGCATATTCTGGATCATTGACAGCAGCAATTACCGCAGGAACATTTGCAACCAATGTATCACTTGATACTAGAAAATTCATAGTTCCAATGCAAGGCGGATTTGACGGAGCACGTCCTAACTTACCTAAGTTTTCTGGAGCAAATATTACGGCAGCAAATACATTTGGATTTGATTGTAGTTTATCATCAGCAACTGGTACTAAATCATATACGAAAGCCTTTACATTGTTAAGCAATACAGATTATTATGATATGAATGTATTATTAACTCCGGGTATAATTGATAGTTTACATAGTTCAGTTACATCACAAGCAAGAAACTTGTGCAGATCTCGTCAAGATGTATTTTATGTAATGGATTCAAATGCTAAAACAGATACAATCCAAAACGTAGTATCACAAGTAAGAACAATTGATAATAATTATACAGCAACATATTGGCCATGGGTATCAATTAACAATCCAATTGGAAATGGCGGGTTACTTTTTGTACCACCATCAGTAGTAGTTGGGGGAGTATTATCAAACAATGATAGACTAGCAGCACAATGGTATGCACCAGCTGGATTGAATCGTGGTGGTATTCCTGCAGTCGGAACAGCATTTAACTTGTCTCAAACACAAAGAGATACGCTTTATGAAAACCGCGTTAATCCTATCGCATCTTTCCCTAACAACACGATTGTTATCTGGGGGCAAAAGACACTACAAGCTCGTCCAAGTGCATTAGACCGAGTAAATGTGCGTCGTTTGCTTATTGAAGTTAAGAAGTTTATTGCATCGTCAACTCGTTATTTAGTATTTGATCAAAACACCGAAACGACTCGTCAAAAATTCCTTAACATTGTTAATCCTTATTTAGCAGGAGTAAAACAAAATCAAGGTTTATCTGCATTTAAAGTTGTAATGGATTCTACAAATAATACACCGGATTTAGTTGATAGAAATATATTGTATGGTCAATTATTTTTACAACCAACTAGAACGGCTGAATTTATTATTTTAGATTTCAATATTCAACCTACCGGGGCAGCTTTCCCTGAATAGTAAAAAGTTTGAATCAAGGCAGAATTTAGGTTCTGCCTTTTTTACTGTACATATATTTATATTAAAAATATTGAGGATACAATTATGCCATACGATGGAACGCAATCAAATTTGCAAAGTTTTATAAATGATGCACCAACTAACGGAAATGGAGCTGGCTCTCCTGACGGTACTGGGTATTATCCAAATACATTAACTGACTTTGGAATAGAAACTAATTTTTATGATAAAGCATTTTCGTGGGAACCAAAATATCAACATAAATTTATTTTGCAAATAGATGATATCCCGGGATTTTTAATTAAAACATCTGCTAAACCTAGTTTAACTAACGGTGAAGTTGTTTTAGATCATATCAATGTAAAAAGAAAACTTAAAGGAAAGAGTTCTTGGAATAGTATTGCAATCACAATGTATGATGCAATTATGCCATCTGGAGCACAAGCAGTAATGGAATGGGTTCGTTTACACCATGAATCTGCAACGGGTAGAGATGGATATGCTTCCATGTATAAAAAAGATATTACATTGCATTCTTTATCTCCATTAGGTGAAATTATTGAAGAATGGAAAATTTACGGAGCATATTTATCAGAAGTTAACTTTGGTAGTTTAT